TGGCGATGCGGGACGGCGCCTGGCCTTTATCCAGTCCCCACTGCAACGCCTTGACCGCCGATTTTCGCCGCCGCACACAGCCGCCGACATGGGCGTCGAAAAGCAGCTCACGATAAGTCTCGATGCGCCCGCCGCGCGCCCGCAAAATCGTATCCGGGTTGGGGAGATTCGCGCCAATCGCCGCAAAGTCGATGCTGCGGCCGCGCTGGGCAATATGGTCAGAAAGGCTGGGCATGGGGGCATCCGTAGGGGAGCCCCGAGCTTAGGGGGATGGCCGGCCTTGGGTCAGGGGGGCGGGGTTCGGTGCTAATAGCCCTGGAGATTCACCCGATCCCGCCGTGGCCGGCTGTCGGCAAATACCGGGCCGCTCGGCCCCGCCGCCGCATTCAGCGCCAGAAAACACGCCCAGGTGCGGTCAGCGTGGCCGGCCGCGTCCGATTCCGCGACAAAGCGCGGTGCCCCGGTCGGGCCGGTCAGCTTCTTCAGCTTGTGCAAATCGGCGCGCAGCGCACCATCACCCAGCGGAATGCGAATCTTGCGATCCTCAAAGGCTTCCTTGCCGATCGTCGCCATCGTCAGCTTGGCCGGCCCGGTGAAGATCACGCCCTCAACCCGGCTGGAACCATGCCGGCGTTGGGCATCCTCCACCGGCTTTTCGCCCATGCCGGTCTGGTCCATACAGCAGCGCAGCACGCGGTAGGCGTTAAAAACCTCGGCCAGTAACGCATCCTGCTCGGCAAACGGGACGCGCTTGCGGGTAATGATCTCGCGCGTCCACAACACATCGCCCACCTGTTCCAGCACGTAGATCACAAACAAGTCATTGCGGGCGCCGATATCGACCCCGACGTAACACGGGCCGCCCGCGTAATTTGCCGGCAGGCCGGCCAGTTCGTGCTCGGCGCCGTCGATCAGCTCGTAACTCAACCAGGCACTCGCCTCGTCCAGCCACTTCAGCTCAAACTCCTGCGCCCACGAATCCTCGTCATTCATCGCCGCTTTAAAAGCCGGAATATCGAGCGGCAAACCCTCAGCCACCGCCCGGTAAATATCCACCGTATGCCGGCTCCACACCTCAGCCAGCTTGGCGTCGGTCATCAGCTCGTAAAACTTGTTGCCCTTGCCGTTCGGCGTACTCGTCACCACCAGGCGCCAGCCCTTGCGGGTGACCGGGAACAGGGCGCGCCAAATCGCGTGCGAATCCTTGTGGAAGGCGAATTCATCGAGAAACACATTCGCCGAAAAGCCCCGCGCCGTATCCGGGTTGGCCGGCAGCGCGGTAACCCGCGAGCCGCCGGGGAATTCAACTTCCAGCTTATTGACGACAATACCGCCGACGCTCTCCTGCCCTTCAAGGATCTGGCAAGCCACGCCATAAGCCTCAATATGGCGCTTCACCCCGGCCTCGATCGCCTCCCGCGCCTGGCGTTCGCCACGGCTCAGGATCACCCAGCGAGTCCGCTTGCCGGCCGCTTCGGCGGCAAAGCAGTCATCGACAATCTCCAGCGTCGTGGTAAAGGTCTTGCCGGTCTGCCGGGCAAACATACCAATCTTGAAACGCGACTTATCGGCCAGCCAGCCGCGCTGGTAGGGGTAAAGGGCCAGGGCCGGCGGTTTAGCCATGCGACTCAGGCCCCATAAATCTCTTCCCGCACAATCCGCAAGGTTTCCGGGTCCAGCCGCCGGCTATTGCTGCTGCCGGCCTCGGCTTCCATCGCGGCCAGTTTGGTCCGCGTTTCCGCCATCCACTTCTGGTTGGCAATATCCATTCGCCCGACATCGGCAAAGGCCCGCGAGATCAGCGATAGCGTCTTGGCCGCCGCCGCCGGGTCGTCTTCGCTGTCGCGTTTGACCGCCAGCGAAACGCGCAACAGATTGTCTTGCAGGATGCTGGCGGCCGCGCTCATCAGCGAACCGTCTTCGTCGCCGCCTGATTCACGGGCTGCACGGGCCAGGGCGCGGGTCCGCCGGGCGTCGGCCATCGCCTCTTCAAATTCGGCCTCCAGGGCGCTGCCGTGCCGCTGCAAGGTCGCGCGGGAAATGTCAAAGCCCTTGGCCTGCAACCATTCGGCCAGCGCGTCGTAGCCGGCAAAGCCTTGCCCAATCAGCCGGGCATTCAGGTCATCGAGAACATCGGGCGGCAGCAGCTTGACCTTGGCGGGGCGGGCCATGCTTAGTGCTGTCCCGGTTCCGGCGTGCCGATGCCGGGCAGTTTGACCAGACCACGGGCCACCGACATGCCGTCTTCGGTCAGGGCCAGCAGCCCCTCGGCCGGGGCGTCAACAAGGCCGAGATCGGCCAGAAAGGCGCATTCCACCGAGAGCTTGGTCAGCGTCATCGGGTAGCCGGTGACTTCCAGCTCTGCCCGCAGATTGCGCGGTTCGGCGCGGTACTGCGGGCGCAGCGAAAGCGCCCGGAGAATCTGCAGACGGCGGTGTTCGGTGTTCACTTGCTCGACGGTCTTGCTGATATTCATGAGAGGCCTCGTTCGGTAATTTTGTTGATCAGCAGGCGCATCGAATCGGCGACGCTCTTGAATTCGCCCTTGAGGCCGGCCAGGTCTTCCGCCACTGCGTTGATGCGCTCGTAAATACTCTCGGCATCGGTGCGGCCAAAGCCGTGCTGTAAAGCCACCTCCACCCGCGAGATGCGTTCGCCGATGCTGTGCAGCTCACGGTTGGTGGCCATTTCCACCGTGGTAATCCGCGCCGCCGTCAGCACCTCGTCGGCCATATGGCCATCCAGCGTGGCGCGAAAAGCCCGAGCGCCTTCTTCCCGCGCTTTCTCCTGGGCGGTGAAACGCTCATCCAGCCGGCGGTCGATCTGGCCGAGCAGAATCTTGCCGAAGGCCGCCACACAGCCAAAAAAGGCCACCAGCAGCAGCACCAGGTTCCAAAATTCAACTTCAATCGTCATCACTGGTCCTTATCCAGAATATGCCCCTTGAACAACAGGGGCGGCAGCAGGCGCGGTCGACCGCCTTGTACGGGGGAAAAGTGCTCAAGGCGCAGCGGGTGCAGGCTGGATGCCCACAAAAAATGCGGCCACCAGCCCCAGCGCGAACGCCGGGCGAGGATGTAGCCGCCGCGCGTGACAAAGCGGCCGAGGGCGAAGATCAGGCAATTGGACCGGCCGCCTAGCACTTGAGGCCCCACTCCAGATCGCGCTGGCAGTCGATACAGGTTTGCACGCCCGGCAAAGCCAGGCGTCGCGCTTGAGCAATCGGCTCATCACAGACGGTGCAGCACTCGGCCGAGGGCCGGGCGGCGTAGCCCTGGGCACGCCGCTCAACCTCGGCCAGCGCATCGCTCCGGGCGTTTTCTTCATAAGCCTGAGCGCGATCAACGTCATCACTCACTGCACTCCCTCCCTTTTATGTCCCGCAGGGACGGTATCCCCTGGGACAAGGGGAGGGCCGGGGTGGGGATGGGTGGCCTCAAAAAAATCCGCTACCCCCTGGAGCCGTCCACGGCAGGTGTCGTAGCTTCGGCGGGCGGCATCGGCCCAGAGCCCGACATCGGTATCGGTGGCAAAGGCGGCATCGGGCTCAACAGGCTGGCCGGGGGCTTCGGACAAGGCAGGCTTGAGGCCGGCGGGACCGTTGAGCAGCCGGACAGCAGCGCTGCCAAGGCAAGGGCGGCCAATAGTAAGGCGATGGATTGCACGGGTAGTCTCCTGAGCTTCGATTTGACGGGCGGTTTCGGCGGCGGTGATGGCAGCGGCCAGCTGGTCGCCGCGCTGGACGGCGGCTTGCAGGGCAACGCTGGCCAGAATGGCGCTGCGTTCACGCTGCTCGGCATAACCCCGGCGCAAATCGCTCAGTTGGCCGGTGTAGTAGCCGGCAGTGGCCAGCCAGCTCACCCAAGCGCCGGTGATCAACAGGGCGGCCGCAGCCACCAGACGGACAGCAAGTAGATTCATGGCAACTCCGTTAGATTTGGGTCTGCGCTGCATTGTTGGTATTCGGCCTGGCGCCGCGTCCATAGCCCACCGCACAGCCGCCGGTATTGCGCCAGCTTGCAGTCGTGGCCCTGGTAAAAGCGGTAGCGCAAAATCTCGCCACAGGCCCCGGCGTAGTCGCCGGCATTGGCTTTTTTAACCAGCGTCGACCGGCAAAACGCCGCCGGGCCAATGTTGTAGGCCAGGCTTAAAAAGGCGTCGTATTCATGCTGGTGCAGCGGCACCGTCAGGCACTGCTTGAGCGCGCCCTCGTACTGCTGGGCATCCTGCAGGGCACGGGCCACGGCCTTGGGCGGCGTGATCGTGTCGCCCAATTTAACGCCGGTGGTGCTGCCAAAGCCAATCGTCGGCACATCCCCCGGCACCGGGATAATCGCCTTGTCGCTATAGCCCTCATGCGCCATCAGCCCAACCAGAGCGGCGGCGGAAAGGCTGAGGGCAATGATCGGAGTGCGGTAGGCGCTCACGGGGTGTCGGCCTTCTGAATGACCGCCGCTAGAGGCAGCCTTTGTTGCTGTGCCTTCTGCGCCACGTTGCCGGCGATATAGGCGCCCACCGTAGCCAGCACCACCGCGCTATAAACGCCGTCGCCGATGTGCCCGGCCCAAACCAGCGCAGTCGCGCTGGCCAAGGCCAACAGGGCCAGGGTAAATTTACGGCCGCCCAGGCGTTCGAGGCTCATAGCAGGCTCCCTGTCGGCAGCGGCTCTAGTGGCAGAATTTGGGGTTGTGCCATGAACTGTTTTTTATCCAGCCAGCAGACCGCCGTGGTGTCGGGGAAAAGCCGGGCGCGCAATTCAAGGCTGGGCGCGGCTTTGCAGTAGCCGTAGCCGAGCAGGCCGCTACGCGGTTTGTTGGCTTCTTCGGATGAGAGGTAGTGGCGGCAGGCTTGGCAGGTCATGCCCCATTGTCGCGGGCGCGCGCGCGAGGCTCAGAGGGGCGGGGTTCGGCAACCCCCAATGAAAAGCCCCGCACTGGGCGGGGCTGGTTGATCCATAGAAAAGGAGGGGCTACTTTTCCTGTTTTGATTTCCCGTAATGGAAGCCACCAAAGCCCCCGGCAGCAAAGAGGGCAACAGCCTTCAACAACTCAACCACCATATCTTTGGCGCCATTGATCAGCGCAAATCCGGCAAGAATTGCCATGATGAGGACGATGACAATAATGAAGCGATGCCGCTTGAGCAGCATGGTGTTGTATTGCTGGCGGTTATCTTTCAGGTCGGTCGCCTGCGCCTCAATCTGTGCCAGGGCGACCTTGGTAGCGCTATCAATTTCAAAACGCCGGGTGTCTTCCTGCTTCTCTTGCAGGGCGATTTCGTGGCGTTTTACTTCCAGTTCTTTGGAGGCATGCTGAATGACCAGCGCCGCAGTCTCATCGTTCAGGCTCATGCGACCCGGTATTTTGGCGTGTTGTAGGTGACTTCAATGCCGCCGAATCCAGGCTTGCCAAGCGAAGGGCCGACCGGCCGGCTGCTTTTTATGTCGGCGGGTGAGGCTTCCTTGAGCGCGAGAAACGCCTGCGCAGAAATAACTTCACAGCGCACCACCTTTGCCTCTAGCGTTGCGCCTTTGTCGTAGGGGTTGGTCATAAGGACTCCAGCAAGTGGCAAAGGGTTAACTACAAAACGCCTGCGGGGGTGCAAGCGTCGGTTACCCAAATATTAACGCGCTAAAACATCTTTCGTCCAGCGCAACAATCGAACAAAACCCCCGTAAATATTGGGATTTGGCGCTAAAA